AGACCGGCGCCGAACGGATAGCGAAGCTACGGCAGGAAAGAAAACAGCAAGGGGCATGCCCTTGCTGCGGTCAGAAACTACCAAGGAAAACGGAATAATGGGCGCATGGGGGTCCCCCCCCTACGCGCCGCGAATTGACGCAACGGGCAGCTGCGGTTGCGGCTCTGAATCCACCGGCGATCCATCGGCAGGGCGCGATTGTGCCGGACGAGTGCCGGCGGCCTGCGGCCGCTCGTCACTCGCCGGCAAAACCGGAGGCTCCCGGTAAGGATCGAATGGCGGATTCTTGATCCATTGCTCGCACTGCATACGATCTAATCCGGCATCATGGCCGGTCTGCGTCTGACACGTACAGCGGTTTTTAGTCTGGATACAACCGGCAACCACCGGCATGAGTTTGACCTGACGCAGCGAATCAAAGGCCGGCGCTGTTTCTGGTCGCCCAGGTACGCGCGGCGAAAACTCCACGAGCATTTCCGAACGATCGACAACGGACGGACCCGAGGCAACAGAAGGCTGAACAACCACGGCGGTTGCCGCAGCCTTGACCGGTGGCGGTTCAATCTTCGATTGGATCGAACGGTAAGCCAGCCATGAACCCGCCAGGAGCAAAGGCACGCACAAGGCAACAACCAGAAGGCCCTTCGGAATGCCACGCTGAGGCTTTACATGGAGAGAAGCTGATTTATAGAGGCTGAACGCCTGCTTACGCATTGGATACTTGCGCTGGATAGGAGCAGTCCGAAACTTGTTCGGATCGCCCAATTCCGGCCACTCATACACTTTCCGACCAAGGATGCCCAGGTCACGAATATGAAGGTGACGACCGACAAGTTTACGAACGTTGGAGTCAATCAGATTCGGGTGTTGCGTCAGGATCAAAAAATCCAGACCTTGATGGCGATGTGTTTCAAAGGCCGCGACTTCCGGCGGCACCTTCGAACCGACAGCACGTAGACGATAAACACGCTGTGCCTCGTCAATGACGACGAGCGAACCCTGGGGAAAGCTGAACAGCAATTTCTTGCCGTCCTGACTGGAAGCATCCTCGACGATAGTAGTCCAATCGGGAACAGCCGGCGCCGGCTGATGAACTATGGCCAAGTCAGGAATCCCGTCAGCAATGATCGTTCGGCCATCCTGTTCCGCTTGCGTCAGGAAATCCGAAACGGCGAGCAGCGTCTTACCTGCGCCAGGTGCGCCAGTAATGAGCGTAATCACAGGACCGCCAATTTCTTGAAGGCAATCACAGTGCCGGCAGCGGTAAGCCCCCCGGCAATGATCGACACAGCGGAAAATGCTCCACTGAGAGCAAGAATCTGAAGGACCTCACCGGAAAGCCCACCCATTGCGACCTTTGCCGCGTTCAGGGCAGCGGTAATCATTGCCTGTACGCCCGCAACTGTCAGAACACCGACACCGAGCGACACAAGCACCCGTTTTGCAATAGGACCGGCGACCGCAGCCAGAAATGTACCCCATCCACCGAACGCCATTATGTGTTTCTCCTTGCCACTGCGATAACAATCATCAAGGCCGAAAGCCAAGCGAAGCCGACAATCAACGGACGCAGGCCGGACGCAAAATCGCAGTATTGCTGCCAGGACCAGACAATCGGCTGACCGCCCTTACTAAATAGCGTGCTGGACGCAGGACACGTGCCGCTATCGGGACCGAAACCTGACACCGGACTGATTGATAGCGTAATTTCGCTTTCCGGCAATTCAACATCCGGTACGTCATCCAGCGGCTGACAGCCTGAAGCGTTCGGATTGAGCTTGCAGAGGTCGGTTTCTTCAACAGGCGGAACAGGCGCACCGCCAGACGTAACCGGCTGACCATTGGCGTCGACTTCTTGTTTCGTGACCTGAACATCTGCTGTATCAGGTGCAGACGGCAACGGCGTGACCCGCGCCTGATCCTTGAAGCGCTTTCCGGTAACAGGGTCGATGTAGGGGTCCGATAAATCAATGTCCTTGTACGGAGGGGTGAAAACCGCTTTGTCCGTCGGCAGCGGCACTCCATTTTTTACCATGTCAAGAATCGCCGTATCTGGCCACGTTCCAGAACGTGCAGCGGTCCAGTCTGAATCAACCGCCGTAGTCGAGCCCCCCGAACATTGACCATTGACAGGCTGAGCACCGCCAGGACACGTTACCGTTTGACTCGCGCGATACGTAAATCCGCCGTAACTCCCGTTACAGTAATAGGCAGTCGGAACCCCCTGTTCTGTTGTTTTGACCGCCCCAAGAGATTGCCCCCCTCTCGCATAACAAGAGGATGCCGGATCCGCAGTTCCCGACGCCCAACAAGTTGTACCGCATGGTATCCACTCCTCGGTGACGGTCGGTGAGGAGCTTTGTATTTTCTTCCATTCCCCCTGTGCATATTCCAGCCCTTTGGTTAAGAGATACCCACCCACAGCGCTTGTCAACAAACCCGCCGGATTGAGCTTAACGGCGTTGGCCATGACCGTCGCGGCGCCAGCAGCCAACGGCACCGCATCAGCAAATGTAACTTGCTTAAAGGTGACCGCCACCGCGCCACCTGATAGCACCGTATTACCGGAAACGGTAACACCCGCCGCCGCGACTTCCGCCGGCGAGGTGCCCCGCAGATAAGTAACGCCGCCTTCACGCGTGACGTTCATACCGTTGAACTTATATGGAACAGTGCCAGCCGACGCCCAGGTCGAAACACCGCCAAGAAGAAAACCAAGAAGGAAAAAGGCAAGAAGCCGATAAATTCTCATTTCAGAATCACCCAAATCGGCAGGACGACGGAGAGAAAGCCAGCCCATCCGTAGAGATCAAGCATCAGCATCATTGCGTAGCCCCTTGGCGATGAATTTGACGGCGTAGGCCGCAAGCATGGCCCCGGCGACCGCCCAACCAATGGCAAAGCCATCATTGAAGGTTTCCGTAACCGAGCAGGATGGAAAAACCGGTACGGTCGCATTACTCGTCGTCAGGTTGGTGACAGTGCCATCGGTCGCCACGCTCTGACGCTTGATCTGCCAGACGCCGCCAGTCTTTTCAAACCACGAAAGAAACGATGTCGACCCCGAAGTAAAACTAGGCTCTTTTCCGCTGAACCATTGGTCAGCAGCGTCTGATTGCGTATCGAAACACCGATCGCCTACGCGATAGCCCATGTTGCCCCCTAGAAGTTAAAACGGGGGACCGAAGCCCCCCGTGTTCGGACCGTGAGCGGATTACAGACCGCGACGGATGAACTTGACGCCGGCAATGGCGATGATCGCCACCAGCACCAAACCGGCGACGGTCAGGGCGTCAGCCTTCATGTCACCGAGAGCGGTGGAAACTTCGGTCGGCACAGCAGCCATTGCGGAACCAGCAGCCAGCGTGAGCGGAACAACAGCGTAGGAACGGAATTGCTTGAACATGATGATCTCCTTTCAGGAGGTTGGTTTAAGCCTGCCGACTGTTCAGGATCGACAGACAGGGAACTTTAAAAAACGAGCGCTAGCAGCAGTACAAACGCAATTGCCGCTAGGCCATAGGCATTGGCGGTCATGCGACCCGCCGCAGCGTAGGCTGCTGCCAGTACCATTCAGGCGCACTGGCAGCTTGCAGTTCGATGGTCTTGACACGTACCGGCAGGGTGGCGACATTGCGCGGTTCAGCAATGTCAATGCCGTATTCCCGCAACATCTTTGCATGCCGCTGGAAGGTACGCAGATTCATGGTGCGCTTAACATCGGCACCGCGCAGCCAAGCCTCGGCGGTCAGTGCGACGCGTGACGGCAGCATGGCCGGATCGAATTCCTCGATGTCGGTTTTAACCCGACGAAGGATTTCCGTCCGGGCCTCGAAAAGCTGAATAACTTTTTCCATGGTCCAATCTCCCGCCCACGTAAGCCCCATATCTCGGAGGCAATCTTTTGCGGCTTTGACTTCGACACGAACGACGCCGTTTTCGCGGCACCACTGATAGACCGGGTTTTGCAACATCTGCTGGCGCTCGATCTCGCCTTTGCAATGGGCCAGCATTTCGTCAGCCTTTAGATAGGCTTCGACCTGGCAATAACGAAGATGGCCCCAGACAACCGTGGAACGCCCAAAACGCTGTTTCTTCACCCGCGCAACAGACTGCGTATCCAGCCAGCCAATAACCGCGAGAGCGTCAGCGTCAGAACCCGCAATGAAATTCCGCGTAACGTGGATAGACCAGACGCGCGCCCCTTCATGTCCAATTCCCCCATCATCGGGCCAGCAGTACCAGCCGACGAACTCAGGCCGCGAAGCCAGACTGCCATCGATGCCACGCCAAATTTGAGTGGAGGCCGAAGGTTCGCCAACATCGAAGGCCGGAAGCCCTTGACCCTGTAAAAGCTGATTACACGCGGCTAGCGTGCCTTCCCAGTCACGATTGAACACGTTGTCCGAACGCCCAAATCGCCCGGGGTTGCCCTTGAGTTGAACCAAGGTGCCATCGGAGGACATTTGAACCTTCGTGTTATGGCTACCCTGAATCCACGCCGAACGAATGCGCTCAGGGAGCACTTCCTGATCCTCGACCGTAACCCCTTCATGGTTTATGTCGCCCGTTTCGCGATAGGCGATAGACCGGAGGCCAGCGAGAGATTTCACGGAGCCAGTACGGAACCGCTGACTAAGAACAATGCCGTCAATGAAGGTAGAAAGTGACATTTTGTCGCGTAGCCCCCTAGTGTTCTAAGGGGTGGGGGTTGAATTCACCAAACTCTGAATCGTGGGTGAAGCAATTCAGAACCAATGTCGGATTGACCGGCCGCGACTTCATGACGCAGAAGCAGGAACCGACATACATACCCTGAACGGGTTTTCGCGCCGACGAACACCGGCAGCACGAATTCCCCTCGCCCTCGGGTGTGACTTCGCCTGGCACAGAAACAGACGCGAAGGGGAGGGGAGGGGAAAACACGTCAGGCCGCCTTGAGTTGAACGACCGTAACCCCTTCGATGATGGCTTCCAGACCACGGAAGCCGACCTGCGAACCGACCGTCAGATCGAGAGCGCAGGGGAAGGGAATGTTCATCGCCTGCATCCGGGCGAAGCATTCCGGCGTGATCTGCAATTCCTTGGTGTCCAGCCCCAAGCCGATCCGCGTCATGTTGGGACGGGTAATGGTTTCCTGAAGGGTTTCGATAACCAGATTGTGCATGTCGTATGCACTCCCAGCCTTGCTAGTGCCGTGCATTCTGTAGGCGCCGCGTGCCATGACTCGCATTTGATTTTCCTCGTTTGGTTACGTCGCGAAAGTGCGACGAACGAAAGGTAGTCGAGAGAATGCGACGTTGTCAAGCAACAAATTTGCGACGCCACCGGCGCCAGAGGGCGCCGGGGCGAAAAACATGGAGATAATTGAAAACCTTGGAGCGGTCAAAAACTTCGTTTTTGCCGTGCTTGGGGGGGCACAAGACCCCCCACTGCGCATTTTGCGGGAAAGGCACCGCAAAACTGTAAATCGTCGCATTGTGGGAAGTTTTTCCTCTGAACAAACAAAAGCCGCATTTTTAGCGGCTTTGTTGTCTTTAGAGGGGGAGTGTAGTCAAAGGCCTGAGGCAGGATTTAGCGGCATCTCGGCACTGGTGATAGGCGCATGGGGGTCCCCCCCAACGCGCCTTGATTTCCCGATAGGCAATGCTTATCGTTACAGTAACATCTATTAAAAGATATTCCTTGTATTATCGTTACAGTAACGTATAATGAATACATGGACAACAACAAGGAGTAACGAAAATGGACAACCTGAAAAACGCCGTAGCTCGTCAAATACAAGCCCTGAAGGACAGCGCAGCCCAGGTGCCGGAATGCGCAGACGAATATCAAAACATGGCGTGGGGAGTTTTTGGGCTGTGGCTTGATCTGGCAGGTTATCAGCCGATGGACGAAAACGACGAAATCGCCGCAATGCGCGACTTCTGCACCCGGTGGAACTAACCATGGAAAAAATACTTAAATGGGATTTTTTTAAGGAAGCGACGGGCGAGAACGTCTATTCAGGACATGAAACACCGAACAATATAGACGCTTTCGATTGGGCCGCCGACTATGCCCAATCCCTTGCAAATCTACATCAATGCGGAATCGGATTTAGCGCCAATGAGGGGGCAACCTGCTACCGCTACCCGAAAAAGAAACGCGGCCGCCCTGCATCTGGCAATGCCAAGACCGGCGCCGAACGGATAGCGAAGCTACGGCAGGAAAGAAAACAGCAAGGGGCATGCCCTTGCTGCGGTCAGAAACTACCAAGGAAAACGGAATAATGGGCGCATGGGGGTCCCCCCCC